GTCGAGAACGGATTTTTACATCAGTTCTTCCGTAAGATGGGAATGAAGTTAAAATTTCTACATGGAGGATATGATTATCCTGTTGACAAGATGGAGTTCTTAGGATTCCGTTTTCATGATATTAACGGTAGATACTACCCATATTATGATCCTAGCCGTTTGGCTACATCTTTTGTACACACAAATGACAAAAGCGATACACTTGAAGCATATCTATCCAAGTGTTTTGTTCTTACAATGATGTCATACGCTACAGAGCACCGTGATATATTCATTAATGCTTATGCGATGTTGCTCAAATCTATCAAGGACAGTGAAATAACAGACACTATTCGATCGTTCCAGGTTGCGGGACCTTTAACCGCACAAATTTTGGAAAGTTTTTATAGTGGCTTAGAAGCATCATCGTGCGATTTTGTTTTTTTTGACGCACTTCTGGAAGGAGGTGGAAGAAATGATTGCTTCGCGCACTTTGGAAATGACGACACAACGTGTGACACCACAAAACGTGTTGGGGAAACTCCTCGACACCAAAGTTCTCAATCAGGACACTTTAGCCGCCCTTAAGGTGGCCTTTGATCCATGTCATGATACCCCTATTGATTTTAGGGGAAAGCCGACAGTTAATACACAGAATGTTTTCTGTTGGAATGACGTGGGTTCGGTTGCTGTGAACATCGGGACATCTGATGTAACCCTTGATAACACGCAGCCTTTTTCGGTGTGTATTTCTACATACCCTATTGGTCAACCAGCTATTTTGGTTCCTGCTACAACGTATGGGAATATAGCTGGTGTTTCTGACCTACAACCACAGGTACTTATGTCACCTGTTACTATCACCTATTCACAAGGTGTTAGTTTCCCAAATTTCCCTTTATTGAATGGAAATCCTGGTGCGGTTTCTGGCCTCTCCCCAAACCCCAATCTTTGTAATGAAAAGACGGATGTTTGTGGTTGGGGCGTTGAAGTTGTGAATGTAACTCCGATGTTAAACATCGGGGGCACTCTAACGACCGCTTCTATTCCTCAGTTTGACCAAGTCGACCATTTCGCTCAAGTTATGTGCGTAGCCGATGGTCCTGTTGCTGGGGAAATCTTTGGACCGTTCGAGGTAAGACCTATTGCTTGTTGCCCAACTGATGAAGCTTCGCTTCTACAGTTTCAGGGGTCTAAGCAATGGAACGCCAAAGAAGGGGCTTATTGCCCTGTACCCATAAATTGGGTTGACTACACGGAAAGTCCTTTTCCATGTGGTCCTATTGCTCTTGTGAGTTCAATGCCAACTCAGGGTTTTGTAACGCAACCCTGTTTTCTACCATCTCGAGCGAACGTCTCCATTGGAGCGACAAACGTGATTGTTCAGCCTAGAGCCTACAGTTTTTT